TTTGCTAAAGGTTTATTTAATATCTTATAAAGGGGGTTTTTAGAATGGTACAAGTTGCAAGTGATAAGTATTTAGCACTTAAAAAAGAAGTATCAAGAATGGCAAGTATGGCAAATAAAAGATTGAAAAGACTTGAAAGAAATGAATTAACAGAGTTACCAGCTTATAAAAGTTGGGTTGATGGTGGTTCAATTAAATTTAGTGTTAAAGGTAAAGACTACAATCAATTACAATCAGAATTTTGGAGATTGAAAAACTTTCTTGACAATAAAACTTCATTAGTAAGACAGGCTAACGGTTATTTAAAAGATATGGCTAAAGTAACAGGTATAAAATACGGTAATTTATCAGAATTAAAAGCTAAAAGTAAACAATTTTTTGAACTTGCTAATAAGATAAAAGAATATTATAAATCAAGTGAACAATCGGCTATGGCATTAGATTATCAGAAAATATGGGAACAAATAAATACACAAATAAAACAGGGTGCTATACAGATAGGGCAAGAACAATCCACAGATGAAGTATTACAGAAATTTTTAAATGCTATGGATGAGGTATCAGAAATTGAAACAGGGCAAGAAGGTTATAAAGATAGTGGTGAATGGGATTTTATAAAATTATAATAAGGTGGTGATAGAATGTTATATTATACTGATTTAGATTTGAATACAATAGAGTTAGAAACAGTAAATAAATATAATGTTCAGACTAGGTCAGTTACCACTTATTATAATATTGAATGTGGGTTTGACATTGAAACAACTTCAACTTATGTTGACGGTGAAAAACAAGCCTTTATGTATGAATGGACTTTTGGCATTAAAGATACTATTGTATACGGTAGAACGTGGGAAGAATTTATTGAGTTATGTTTTAGACTTCAAGAACATTATCATTTATCAAGTGATAGAATTTTAATTATATACGTTCATAATTTAGGGTATGAATTTCAATTTATGAGAAAATATTTTAATTGGGAGAATGTATTCTCAATAGATGAACGTAAACCAGTTAAAGCATTAACAGATTTAGGAATTGAATTTAAAGATAGTTATATTTTAAGTGGTTACAGTTTAGATATGGTATCTAAAAATTTAGTTAATCATAAAGTATCAAAGTTAGTAGGTGATTTAGATTATAAGTTAATAAGACATTCAGAAACAGAATTAACAGAAACAGAACTAAAGTATTGTGAAAATGATGTTTTAATTATTCTTTATTATATCAATGAACAGATTGAACAATATGGAAACATTACTAAAATACCATTAACTAATACAGGAAGGGTTAGAAAGTTTGTTAAAGATAAATGTTACTTTACAGATAAAAACCATAAAAAATCAAGTAAGGGTAAGTTTAAACGATACAATGAATTAATGCAAGAATTAACACTAACCACAGATGAATATAAAATGTTGAAACGTTGTTTCATGGGTGGGTTTACTCATGCAAGTATGTTATATAGTGGTGAACTATTAGAAAATGTTTCATCTATTGATTTTACCAGTAGTTACCCTTCTGTAATGTTAGCTGAAAAATATCCAATGAGTAAACCAGTTAAAGTTGATGTAAAGAAAGAAGATTTTAAAAAGTTACTAAATGATGAAAATGTGGGTTTAATGTTTGATGTTAAATTTACCAATATTCAAAGTAAACTAACCTATGAAACATACCTATCAGAAAGTAAATGTTATAATGTAATAGGGGTTATTTCAAATAATGGTAGAATATATAAAGCTGATGAATTAGTTACTACTATAACCGATATAGATTTTAAGATAATACAGGCTTGTTATACATGGGATAGTATGCAAGTAAGCAATGTATATAAATTTTATATGCAGTACCTTCCTAAAGCTATAATAGATAGTATAGTTGAATTATATCAAGGTAAAACCACGTTAAAAGGTGTTGAGGGTAAAGAAGTTGAATATCTATTGTCTAAAGGTATGTTAAATAGTGTATATGGAATGTGTGTTACTGATATTGTACGTGATGAAATATTGTATAATGAAGGGTGGGAAATAAATAAATTTACTAATGAAGATATGATTGAACAGATACAGAAATACAATGATAGTAAGAACAGGTTTTTATATTATCCATGGGGTGTATGGGTAACGGCATATGCACGTAAAAACCTATGGAGTGGTATTTTAAATGTTGGGGAAGATTATGTTTATAGTGATACTGATAGTATTAAGTTATTGAACTATGATAAACATATCCCATATATTGAATGGTATGATACAGAGTTAAACAAGAAATTAAAAAAAATGTGTGATTTTAGAAAGATTGATTTTACTATGTTAAAACCTAAAACCATTGAAGGAATTGAAAAACCTATAGGGGTATGGGACTATGAAGGAACATACACTCATTTTAAAACATTAGGTGCAAAAAGATATTTAGTTAGAGAAGATAACGGTAAAATGGTTATGACAGTAGCAGGGTTGAGCAAGAAAAATGGTATTGAATATATGGAAAGAATTTGTAATAATGATTATATGAAAGTGTTTGAAAACTTTACAGATGATTTATATATTCCTTCTAATGAAACAGGAAAAAATACACATACCTATATTGATGATGAATTTAATGGAGTTATTACAGATTACACAGGTAAAGAATTAGAAGTTAATTCAAGAAGTAGTATACATTTAGAACCATGTGATTTTACATTATCAGTAAGTGAACAATATACTAAATTCTTAAAAAACCTAAAAGAAGGTTATTTATATAAAGGTAGAAAACATATATAATCACGTGGAACAGTTTAAAATGTTTCACGTGAAACAATTAGAAAGGGTGGTAATTATGGCAAGTAAAAAACAGGAGCAGAAACAGAAATTTTACTCATTAGATAGGATACTAAAAAAGAATAGTACCTATAATGTTATATTTGGGGAACGTTCAAACGGTAAAACCTATTCAGTATTAAAATATGGGATAGAAGAATATTTTAAAACAGGTGGACAGTTGGCAATCGTTAGAAGGTGGAAGGAAGATATAACAGGTAGAAGGGCAAGCGACATATTCAGTGCTATAAATTCTAATGATGAAGTATTTAAAATAAGTGGGGGTAAATATAAGGGTATAACATATTTTGCAAGTAAATTTTATTTATGTAATTATGATGAAAACGGTAAAACCATTTATAATATTGATACAGATTGTATAGCTTATGTATTCGCTTTATCAGATATGGAGCATAATAAAAGTATTTCATATCCTAAAATTACAACTATAATGTTTGATGAATTTATAACTAAATTTACCTATTTACAAGATGAATTCGTTCTATTTATGAATACAGTTAGTACAATAGTTAGACAGAGAACCAACGTTAAAATCTTTATGTTAGGTAATACAGTTAATAAATATTGTCCTTATTTTACTGAAATGGGTTTAACTCATATACTAAAAATGGAACAGGGAACTATAGATGTTTATACTTATGGTAATAGTGAATTAAAAGTATCAGTTGAATATTGTGGTAACACTCAAAGTAATAAAAAGAATAATTATTATTTTGCTTTTAACAATCCTAAATTAGAAATGATTACAAGTGGGGCATGGGAATTAGATATATACCCTCATTTACCAGTAAAATATAAACCTAAAGATATAAAATTTATATACTTTATAGTGTTTAATGATAACATTCTACAATGTGAAATAATATCTATAAATGGTGAAATGTTTACCTATATTCATTTAAAAACTACAGAATTAAAAGATGATGGTAAAGATTTAATTTATTCACTTGAATATAATTATAAATTAAATTATAATAGAAGTATATATAAACCTATAAACAAGCTTCAAGAACGTATTCTATGGTTTTATAAAACAGATAGAGTATATTATCAAGATAATGTTGTAGGTGATATAGTAAGCAATTATTTAAAAATATGTAAAAACTTATAATGAAAGGGGTTTTAAAATGGGTATGGATACAATCATTCAATTAATTAATGGAGTAGGTTTTCCAATAGCAGTATCAATAGCTTTATTTTATCAGAATACTAAACAAGATGAAAGGTATCAAGAACTAACTAAAGATTTACAAGAAGTTATAAATACTAATACTAAAACACTATCAGAATTAAATACTAATTTAACTAATATTAATAAGAAAGGAGTGTAACAATGGCTAAAATAGACAAGTATTTTTTAAATTTTAGTAGTGAATATGATTATTTAGATAAAAAGAAAAACAATACTAATTCAATAGCTTATATGTTTAATAGAACTTCAACTATGTTTGAATATGATAACCTACCTGAAACCATTCCATATAAGGAATTAGAAAAAATTCTACAATCCACAGGGTTTGGAATATTTACTAAAATTAATGATGATTTTTATGTTGTTAGTGGTGGTTTAGGTGGGGTTACTGATGTTTATAATCGTCCTACTAATGCAATAGTAAGTGTACCATATTTAAACTATAATAAGACTTTAACTATTGGTGAAGATTGTGTAATCATTATGAACGATACCACAGGCACAGGGTTGAAACCTATGTTTGATAAATACATTAATTTATTAAATGAAAATGAAATATCAATCCTATTAGCAACGGTTAATAATAGAATACAAACGTTAATTAGTGCTAATGATGATAGTACAGTTGAAAGTGCTGAAACCTTCCTAAAAAACATATTTGATGGTAAGTTGGGGGTAGTTGCTGAAAGTCAATTATTCGATAGTTTAAAGGTTAATAATAAAACAACTAATAATAGTGTAAGCGAATTAATCGAACTTGAACAGTATTTAAAAGCAAGTCTATATAATGAAATTGGTTTAAGTGCTAACTATAATATGAAAAAAGAACGGTTAATTAATGCAGAAGTTGAACTAAATAATGATGTATTATACCCCCTATTAGATGATATGTTAGAGTGCAGGGAACAGGCACTAAATGAAATTAATGAGTTATACGGTTTAAATATTGGTGTTAAATTCGGTAATACATGGGCATATAGGAATAATACTATTGAACCAGTACAGGAAGATTTAAGCAACGATAATAAAGAAGGTGAACCAGTTATTGAAGATGAAGAAATAATTGAACCTATGGACGATACAGAGGACACAGAGGAAACAGAGGAAACAGATGGCACAGAGGAAACAGATGACACAGAGGAAACAGATGACACAGAGGAAACAGAGGATACAGAGGGCACAGATGACACAGAGGAAACAGATGGCACAGAGGAAACAGATGACACAGAGGAAACAGAGGACACAGAGGACACAGAGGACACAGAGGACACAGAGGAAACAGAGGAAGAAACAGATAAAAAGAGGATACAGAGGAAGAAACAGATAAAAAGAAGGTGAATTAATGGGTGTTAAACAAGTTAAAAATAGTATGTATAAATTGAATACAGAAATTTCAACTACTTTAAACAGTTTAAACAATCTTATTAGTTTATTAAATGGTGTTACTGAAAGTACAAGTAATTTAGTTGCAAGTCCTTCAAGTAGGTTAAAAATGAATTTATCAATGTTAGAAAGTGATATTAAATTTCTTCATAATATGACAGGGGTTGAACTTCATATATTATTTAGAGAATATAATAGATTACTTTCTAAAACTATTACAGATATTGACAGGTTAGAAACTTCATTAAATGAGTTGATAGTAGATAGTAAAGAATTGTATATGTTGTATATGATTGATATGATTATGGGAGGTTTTCTTGAATATAACATGAGTGAACAAGATTTAAAAAAGCATATTCCACAGTTAAACCAGTTTAGAACCATATTAAATAAACTTCAATTAGATACTAAAACTAATAACAGTAAACTAATTATAAAAAATAATAGGGGGGTGAGGTTATGAAGGTTAAAGAAAAATGTACTAATTTATTTACAGAAATGAAGAACATTAAACCATTACCAATATTTGATTTTATTGATGATAACACATTAAACCAGTTATACATTATGAAATATGGTAATAGGGAAATAACTTCTAATGTGGTTGATATTGATGTTGAATTGTTAGCAAGTGTTTTAATTAATGCTTATGGTTTTAAGTGGGATAATATTATATTAAACCTAACTAATAGTATTAATGAGTTAGCAGATTATAAAGAACTAATCACAGAAACTATTACAGATGAAGGAAGTTTAAATTTAACACGTGAAAACATTAATAAAGTTAGTGCTTATAATGTTGATGATTTTGTTAATAATTCAAGTGATGATAATTCAGAAATTAATACAAGTACCAACTTAAAAGAACGTCAATATGAAATTAAAAAATTAAAAGATATTGGAATTTATGATAAAATAAATTCGTACTTGAACAGAATAAATATATGTGATATAATGTTTACAGATGTAAACCAGTTAATAACAAATAAAATATTCTAAATTGAAAGGGGATATATATAATGGAAGTAAATCAGATTTATGAATTAATGAACGGTGTAACAGGTGAAATTTTAGGTAAGACAGAATTAATTAAAGAAGATTTATCTAATGTGGTTGATGTAGGAACAGAAATTTTTAACGGTAGTGATGTTGATAATTATGTAAAATCATTAGTAAATCATATTGGTAAAGTGGTTTTTGTGAACCATCCATATAGTGGAAATGTTCCCTCTGTAATTATGGATAGTTGGGAGTTTGGAAGTGTACTTGAAAAAATTCAAGCTGATATTCCACAGGCACATGAGAATGACAGTTGGAATTTAACAGATGGTGAAAGTTATGATACCAATGTATTTTATAAACCCTCTGTAAGTGCTAAATTTTTCAATAAAAAAGTTACGTTTGAAGTTGCTATGAGTTTTACAGAATTACAGGTTAAAGAAAGTTTTTCAAGTGCTAATCAATTAAATGGGTTTTTATCAATGCTTTATAATGCAGTTGAGAACAGTATGACTATTAAAATTGACAATTTAATTATGAGAACTATTAATAATATGATTGCTGAAACTGTATATAATGATATTCCATTAGCAGAAGGGGAAACATATTCAGTTAAAACAGGAACTAAAGCAATAAACCTATTAAAACAATATAATGATTTAACAGGTGGAACTTTAACAGTAGATAAAGCATTATCAG